CGATGACTGGATCAACGTACAAGAGTTGGAAATGGGTGACGAGACAGGAGGGTGGTGAAGCTAAGCGAAGTCGGATGTTACAAATGATAGATGCATGCAAAACGAAATTTGGAATGGCGTGGGACTATCAAGGGTTTGAACGACAAGTTAAGACGATTGAGATGATGGAAATTGTCTCAAACATGGGCAAAAGAGGCGAGCATTTAATCCCACACACAGATCAAGGTGAGTGGGATGAATTATATTCACTCATGCTGAGCTCATTCAACAAGAGTGTTATCATCACACCAGACGGCAAAGAAATTGATGTGACAGGTGGGTTGCCAAGTGGACTCTATTTGACGAGTATTGTCGGCGACGCAATTGGTTTGTCTGCAGCAGAGGCTGCGAGGACCATGGCTATCATGTTAGACTGTCCGCCAATCGATGATGAAGACATAAAGATCCAAGGAGATGATGCGTCATATATGCACAAGGCAGTAGTCACACTTCAAGTCATCGATTGGTGCTTGTCGAGGATGAACTGGATTGCAGGATCAGGCAAATTCGGTATTGTGAACGGCTCAACCGAATTCCTGCGCGTCAGTTATGATACGGAAGGCGCTCATGGTTACTTGGCTAGATCAATAGCAAGTATTACGCAAAGAAAACCATGGTCTGACGCTCCTGCGAGTGATATCGAGTCAATTCAAGCAACAATAGATGGAATCGAGACATGCAACAGGCGCGGCCACATGTCAAAGAACCTCAAAGATATCATTCTCCGAATTTGGTGCCATAAAAAGAAAGTTTCATACATTCGAGCCCGTGTCCCTCAGATCAGTGGAGGATTAGGCTTATCCGAACCAATAGCGAGCATCAGATACACGAAATTGGAACAAGTTGAACCAAAAGCAAAGGCAATTGTTAAAACGCATTGGCGAAGGGACAGACTCATTGCTGAGGCCGCAGAGTGGGGAATCGACCTACCTGAGAGGAGTGCAAATGAACTCGTACAATCCGAGATTTTGTCAGTATGTATCGCTGATAATGTTAAGGGCTTGACAAAAGGGATGAGACTGGAGTGGGACAAACAACTCGCGATTCCTCAGAAGCCTAACGTTATGCCACACCTAATGACATACGCAACGACAGAATTTGATTTCGACAATGTGAATTCATCATATGGTCAATTCCGCAGAGAAGAAGAGCGCTTACAATCAGCGGCGAAATTTGATGTTAAACTCAACGAACTACGCAGAGTACGTTTCCCAACGTATTACTGGGAAGCGGTCAAGCTAGGCAAGCGAATAGGCATGCGTGACGCAATTTCTTGGTTCTCTGGTTCTCTTCCGACATACATAGATGGCATGAACCCAATAGTGACTGAACTAATAACTACAGGAGTGGCAAACCAAGTGAGGCTTGGTGATGTCCCGAAAAACCGTCTGGTGGACGTGTGGCTCGGACTGGCGCGGAAAACAGTCGAAGGTTTCCGCAAACACAAGTGTTACTCCATTTCTCAATGGTGAGACACTATGACGAGGAGCTCGAGCTCCGTCAGCAGTTCGCCGTGGGGCGGCATAAGGGACCTAT